TATTAGTCCTGGTAGACAACGCAAAATATGTGTTGAATTACTGGCCTGACTCTGTAGTAAATACAGTGCTGTCAGAGTTCACAAATATCAAACATATGAATACACAGGTATTATATAACAAAATTAATTAGGTAAAGAATGAATATTAAAGTCACTAAAAGATCAGGAAAAGTAGTAGAGTTACAACTAGAAAAGTGGCAAGCACAGGTAGCAAAAGTATGTGAGGGAGTATCAGATGTATCACAATCAATGATTGAGATTACATCACAACCGCATTTCTTTGATGGTATTACGACAAGAGAAATCGATGAACTTACATTACGTGCTATTGTTGATTTGATCGATGAAGAACAAGCACCAGAAACAGGACACACAAACTATCAATTTGTAGCAGGTAAACAACGTTTATCTATGTTGCGTAAAGATGTATACGGAGACTATCAACCTCCTAATCTATTCGATATTGTTAAGAAGAACATAGAAGCAGGTTTATATACGACAGACTTACTTGAATGGTATTCTGAAGATGATTGGAATAAAATGGAAAAGATCATCAACCATGAGAAAGACGAAAATCTATCTTATGCCGCTATCGAACAAATGATAGGCAAATATTTAGTTAGAAATAGATCAACAGGTCAGATATATGAAACTCCGCAAGTTAGATATATGATTGCGGCCGCAACAGTATTTCATAAAGAAGAACCTCTGTCAGTAAGAATGAAATACATCAAAGAGTATTATAACTGTGCTAGTGAAGGTTTATTTACATTAGCAACTCCAGTTCTTGCAGGATTAGGAACACCTACTAAACAGTTTAGTTCTTGTGTATTAATTAAAAGTGATGATGACTTAGATAGTATTTTTGCATCAGGTGAAATGATGGCTAAGTATGCTAGTAAACGTGCTGGGATAGGTCTTGAAATAGGTCGTTTAAGACCCCTAGGGGCGCCTATAAGAGGAGGAGAGATCATGCACACGGGAATGATACCCTTCTTAAAGAAGTGGTTTGGAGACTTGCGTTCATGCTCACAAGGTGGTATTCGTAATGCTAGTGCTACTGTCTTTTATCCTATTTGGCATCATCAATTTGACGATCTAATTGTACTAAAAAACAATCAAGGCACTGAAGAAACAAGAGTAAGACACATGGATTATGGTGTATGTCTTAATGCATTCTTTTGGAAACGTTTTAAAAACAAAGAAAACATTACATTTTTTGATCCAAATGAAGTACCTGATTTGTATGAAGCATTCTATTCAGATACTGCTAAATTTGAGGAATTATATCTCAAATATGAAAGGTCCCGTAGCCTGCGTAAGAAAGTAATGTCAGCAGAAGAAGTATTCAAGTCTGGTATATTAAAAGAAAGAACGGATACAGGAAGAGTATACTTAGTTTATGTAGACAATGTATCTAATCAAGGTCCGTTCGATACTACAGTGCATCCAATCTATCAAAGCAACTTATGTTGTGAGATATTATTGCCTACAAAGTCTTTTAAACGTTTAAATGATGATAAGGGACGTATTGCATTGTGTACACTGGGATCGATCAACTGGGGAGCATTCAGACACCCTGAGGACATGCGTAGAGCATGTCGTATACTTCAGAGAAGTCTATGCAACATCTTAGATTACCAAGATTTCTTATCAATTCAAAGTCAATTAAGCAATGACGAAATACAACCTTTGGGTATCGGTGTTACTAACTTAGCATACTGGCATGCAAAACGAGATTACATCTATGGAGACAAAGATGCATTACAAGATGTTAAAGCATGGATGGAACATCAAGCATTCTTCTTAACAGAAGCAACAGTAGAAATGGCTAAAGAAAGAGGTAAGTGTTTAGATAGTGATAAGACATGGTATGGTAAAGGCAAGTTCCCTTGGGAACGTAGAGCAAAGGGTGTAAACAAACTAGCAAACTTCAAACCAGAATGTGATTGGGAATCATTAAGAAAAGATATGAAAGAGCATGGTGTCAGAAATGCAACTCTAATGGCAATTGCTCCTGTAGAATCATCTAGTGTAGTAATCAATTCAACAAACGGTATTGAAATGCCAATGAGTTTAATCTCTGTTAAAGAAAGTAAAGCAGGGTCATTGACTCAAGTAGTACCAGACTATCACATTAAACGTGTAAGAAACTCTTATCAGTTGATGTGGGAACAAACAGATTGTAATGCATATCTTAAAACTGCATCAGTCTTAGCGGCATATGTAGATCAAAGTATTTCAACGAATACATTCTACAATCCAGCACATTTTAAAGATCAGAAAGTGCCTACAACACTGATCGCAAAGAACTTAATGCAGGCACATCATTGGGGACTTAAGACTTTTTATTATTCTTTAATAAATAAAGCAGGAGTCAAAAGACAAGATGAACAAATAGTAGAAATAGCAAAACAATACATTGACGAGCCAGCATTTGACGATGATGACTGTGAAGCATGTAAATTATAAGGGTTAATTATGAGTAAAGAACAATATGATTTGGCAAAACAAACAAATTATTTAGATAGCACTATGTTTTTGGATCCATCGGGTCCAGTAACTATCCAAAGATTTGAAGAAGTAAAATATGATAAGATAGCAAACTTTGAAGAAACTGCAAGAGGTTTCTTTTGGATACCAGAAGAAATTAGTTTAACAAAAGATGCATCTGACTTTAAAGATGCTAGTGATGCGGTTAAGCATATTTTTACTGCTAATCTACTAAGACAAACAGCACTAGATAGTTTACAAGGTAGAGGCCCTGCACAAGTCTTTACTCCTGTAGTGAGTCTGCCTGAAGTTGAAGCATTATGCTATAACTGGTCTTTCTTTGAGACTAACATTCACTCACGTTCTTACAGTCACATTATTAGAAATATCTACAATGTACCCAAAGACATTTTTGATACTATCCATGACACTAAAGAAATCGCAGATATGGCATCTAGTGTATGTGAGTACTATGAAGCATTGCATCAAATTAATTGCAAAAAAGAAATGGGTCACAAGATTGATGAACATGAACATATCAAAGCAATTTGGATGGCACTACATGCAAGTTATGCTTTAGAAGCCTTACGTTTTATGGTATCATTTGCTACATCATTAGCAATGGTAGAAAATAGAATCTTTATAGGTAACGGCAACATTATTTCATTGATTTTGCAAGATGAATTACTACATAAAGGCTGGACAGGTTGGATTATAAATCAAGTAGTAAAAGAAGATCCAAGATTTGCAAAAGCGGCAAAAGAATGTGAACAAGAAGTGTATGCTATGTATATGGATGTAATTAGAGAAGAAAAAGAATGGGCTGATTACTTGTTTCAGAAAGGTCCTGTGATCGGTCTGAACGCAAACATTCTTAAAGAATTTGTAGACTACACAGCACTAGAATCACTTAAAGTAATCGGTATAAAATATAATGAACCTGCACCAAAAGCAAGTCCTATCCCTTGGTTTAACAAACACAGTGATACTAGCAAAAAGCAAACAGCATTGCAAGAAAATGAATCAACTAACTATGTAATAGGTGTCATGTCAGAATCATTAGATTATGATGCTTTACCTGAGTTATAAAATTTATTTGACCACATCAAATCGTATTAAATATACATATAACATTAACTAGGAGAAAGAATGAAAGCCATTGTATGGAGCAAAGATAATTGCACTTATTGTGACCAAGCAAAGAAACTATTAGAATCAAAAGGTGTCGATTTTGAAGAAAAAAAGATTGGACACGAATATACTTTAGAAGACTTACTAGCAGTTGTGCCTAATGCACGTACTGCACCGCAAATCTTTTTAGACGAAGATTACGTTGGCGGATTTACTGAACTTAAACAAAAATTGGAGTCATAATGAAAAGTATTATTAAACTAGGACAAGTATATTCACTCAAATTAAACAGTGGAGAAGAAGTAGTATCTAAAGTAGTAGGAAACGAAGAAGGATTTTTAGAACTTGAAGATCCAGTATCTCTCGCACCCAGTCAGACTGGCATGGCGCTAATTCCTAGTATATTTTCTGCTTCAACTGCCGAAAATCCAAGACTAAATACTAATAGTGTTTCTCTTATTGCTGTTACAGCCGATGAAGTTAAAGACAAATATAGAGAGGCGACAACCGGAGTAACTGTACCGGAGAAAAAAATATTAGTAGGATAACATTACATGGCGAAATTAAGCCGCAAAGGAGATAAGAACACTACAGGTGGCAAAATTCTCAAAGGATCAGAAACTGTCTTTGCAGAAGGAAAACCAGTAGGCCTCCACATTAGTGAGATTTCTCCGCATGATCCTAAACCAAATGAAAAACCTCACAAAAACGCAAAGACAACTGAAGGTAGTCCCACAGTATTTTGCGAAGGGAAGCCTGTACTTAGGGTAGGGTCTGGAAACGATTGTAAACACAAAATCGTAGAAGGCGCAGAAACGGTCTTTGTCCCTTAGGATAACTTATGGCAGATACAGGTAAACAAAGTCCTTTAGGTCAAAACGTATTAGGCGGTCTCTTACTAAATAAATGTCTTAGGATCAACCCTAATGCTCAATTCTTTATGGGTATTAGTAGATCAAACTCAGAGTATCAGTTTGGTGCACTTGTTCAGAATACCGTGCTTAGAATGCTTGTATGGGCTATTAATGATAGTTATGTAAGGAACAAAGGTGTACCACATAATGATATTATTTCCATTAATGGCTATCAATCATGCTATGCATTAGGAAATTCAAAACCGCCTACATACATTGCAGAAGATGAATCAGAATCATGGGCATATCATCCAGATACCCCATCAACTTGTAAAGCACTAGAATTTGCTTCATCAAAAGGCATATCCGACGCACTACCTGGGCCTGCAAATGCAGGATATTCTGTAACTGGCGTAACAGATTATGGTCAACAAGCAACTTGGTTACCCTACAATACGTCAAACCCTAATGCTAGTATTACCCAATGGGGTTGGATTAGATGTCATGCTCTACAAGCACACAATGAATTTAATTGGCATGCGAAAGAAGGTCAAGAAGCCCAAGCACAACCTAGATATGAAGATTTTTTAGGTTCATTTAATGAAGCATACAGTTATGCTCAATATAATAATAGAACAATATCTACAGCACAAAACGCCGATACATTTTTACAAGGCTCTTTCAGTAATATGGATGATCTAATTACTGGAGAGATTACAGGTGTATCTTTGTATACACAAGGTCTTGCAAACGATTTGCAGTGTTTGCAAAAAATATTTGATTTTAAACGATTAGATCGTTTTGGTTTCCCTTCAACATTACTACAGCAACTATACGAGCATGGTGGATTAACAACAGATTTGAATTTAGCCTTGGGTTCAGCCGGTCTTCAGGAAAGAGAAATTAGAAGTTTATCTCAGGCAAACGATCATGGTACTGCGGAACAAGAACGAAAAATATATACGGCATTTTTATCTATTGCCGGCAAAAATTTACAAATTTGTTTATCAGCACTAACAAACAATGAATATCTTTTAATAACACGTTGTAGTCCGAGTAATGAGAATAATGAAGGTGAAAGAATACGTACATTAGCAGATATGTTAAACCCATGGTATTTGTTTTATAATAGTAGATCAACTCTGACAGTACCTTTATATAATACTTCATTTGCAGAAATAAAAACAACTGGTTCTAAAACATATTATTTAATTTATTCTGATTCAAATGATGCTGGCGCCGTAAACCCAGCACTTGCCTCTGATACAGTGAGAGAAAGAGTGGGTGCGTTGTTTACTAAAGGACAACCAGGTGTGTCAGAACGGGCTATCGACCGCACGCCTACTAGTGATCTTCCTAAAGGATATGATTCATATTTAGGAAAAATAAATGAAGTTATACCTGAAGCCATAGCAACAGCCGCCGGGGCAGTGAGATATGCATTTTTACAAATTAGTAATATTGAACAAATTACTCCCGGTCAATTAGGTAAATGTCTTCAAAATATAGAATTGATGGCAAATGATACCGACGACGCAGGCGGCACTGGAGCAGAATCAGCCGCTAATCTACAAAGACCTATAGATCCGAATCTAATAAGTGAAATACAAGTTCAAATGGGTTTAGGATCTGGATTTGGCGGCAATTACAGAATGGATGACTTTTTTGGCAATATGTCAGGCAATCCATATAACTGGAAGGACTTATATTCTTTTCTAGCAGGAGAGAAAGAAATTGAAAACGTTACTGCTTCTGCACAATCTTCAGATTTAGCCGCTATATATCAACAGTTGTTTTTAGCAGTATCTTGGGAGCCGTGTGCAATTAGTTTACAGTTAGAATATACTTGCACCCGTATTCAGGATGCAGTCCAAAATCCAGTAAACCCAGATTATGATCCTAATGAAGAAATTCCTAATCCTGATTATGACCCAACACAACCAATAGGCCCGGGCAACGAACCAGAAATACCTAACCCAGATTATTTTCCGCAAAGATATATTCTTGCTGGTAGTAATCCTGTAGAATACACACATAATCAATGGAATCCTTCACTTTGGGACGCAGGATATAGAATTAAACCAAGTAGAGGGGAGTATATCCCACTGACTGCTGACGGTGGCGGATATGGAAGGGGCGGTGCCCCAGATCCAGCAGTCTTTATTAATTATACAACATTTAATTCAGATGGATCAAAAATTACTGTTACTGGTGTAGGCAGAGACGATGCACAAAC